CTCAATGCTCAATGCTCAATGAATAAGGGTTGGCTCCTCCCGCCGCATTATATAAAGCGATAAAAAAAGGGGCGATAAAATCGCCCCTTGTCGGAGTTATAGTCTTTATTTAATTTCTGCTGCGAATTTTTCGAACTTCGCTATGTTGGCTGTTAATTTCTCTTTAATTTCTTTTGAGAAATTAACTGCTGCTTCTTTATTTAATTTGATTACTTGGAGTAATATCTCTTTAGTTTCTTTTGAGATATTTATTCCTTGCACGAAACAGAGAACGGGGATTCTTTTAAATCTTCCATTTATTCCTGTGTCGTACTGATAATCTAAAGAAGTGAACCCGGCTTTATGGGCGTCTTGTAGATTAGTCGCTACTTTGTAATTCTCGTAGCGTGCGTATGATTTGCCTGATGGTTTCTTTTGATTAACTAGGCAGAACATAACTGCTCTTCCCTCTAACTGCTTAAAGCTAGTCGGGAATTTTTTTTCCGTAGATTTTGTCATTATAAACTCCTTTTATTTCTGACTTTCTATTAGACCCTTATGGTCTAATTCTATTATAAAGATTTTTAGACATTATTAAACATTTATTTAAATTAATTGTTAATAACTTTATCCCCTCTTGTTGAGTAAATAATCGACTGTCTTGCGGACTTTGACGATTGTATCCTTAATCTCGTGTGAGATATAATGATGATCCACTGTATATGGTCTATTAAGAGGACTCAATGTCTCATCACCCAAGGTGTGTTCGTCAAGGTCTTGGATTATTGTTATTAACTTCTCCCGGACATCGTCCGGCATTTGTGCTTTATCAACCATTATACCTCCCTCGTTGTGCTCTTTCTAAAGCTCGTTGTTGCTGTAAGGGTGTGACGGGTCCCATTAATCGTCTGTCCCTTATTCGTGTATACACTCCCTCGTGAAATGTTATTGGCATTTCATAAGGCACATGTGTATATAACATCCTTCTCAATTCTTGTATGCTCATATCTTTCTCCTGTTTCTTTAATTTTAAACTAATTTAATCCTAATTATACAAAAATTAAATAAGGTTGATATAATAATAATAATAATAAAGCTCCTCCTCCCGCCGCCTCCCTCCTCCGCACTCCTCCGCCGAAGGCGGAGGTCGGTGGCTGACGGATGATGAGGGACGACTCAATCTCAATGACTCAAGGCCCCCGCCTCAACCTTCAACCTCACCGCCCTGCGGGCGGAGGCTGATGGCTGATGTCTCAATCTCAATGACTCAAGCCGCAGCCTTCAACCACCGTAGTTCGCTTTCAACTTGTCAAGATAATCGATGAGGTCATCCTCACTCATGGTGTCAAACTGTGAGTGCTTCACCTCTTTCTTCTCAACCAGGTATCCCAGCAACTGGGCCTTCAACCGGGCCGCCTGGACCGCCGCTCCAAGTTGTTTTTTGGTGCACGCCGCCTCATACAACCTGTCAAGCTTGTCAATCTCCTTGTCCAGTGTATGCACCGTCTGCTGCATCTGGAGCGACCGAGCCCGGCTCACCGCCCTCAGTATTTTATCTTTTTTTAAGAGGCGGCTGGCTTGTACGTGAGCTGACGTTTCAGCATAGCCTGCTTCCAAAGCCGCTTGTCTCTTACCCAATCCAGATATTATGCCGTGAACGAACTTTTTTTCCTTGTCCGATAAAATCTTATTTTCTGTATGGGAAAATTCTATAACATTATCCATAGTATTAGCCCTCAATTTATCTTATTAAGGGCTAATTGTATAGGATTTTATTTTAATCCAGGGTATTGTTTTAAAATACTTTTAATGATTTCTTCTTCGCTATGATGGTGATCGTGAAAACTAGAGCCATCATCTAATGTGATAAAACGATAACTCCCTAGCTTACTATCGTGTTCGTCTGACCAAAATCCAACGGTTTTTCCCGCATAAAATAGAACTCCATCGTCACTATTAGGAAGAGGGTCACTATATTTTAATTTTTTATTATCAGTCATAGTTTTTCCTTTCTATTCTAAATAGGTTATGATTTTCTCGAAGAAATTGATTTTTATAGGGATATTTAAAGACGATTGTAATTGGATATAACTATAATATGGAGTCTGTAAATCTTCGAGAGTTTTGGTTGAAGTATTCTCGAACTCTGTGAATGAAATTCGCTCCTCATATAAATTAAAACGAAGCTCGTCCTCGGGGTCGAAATTTCCTATTACTTTGTCGTTCTTTATTATGATTGAAAGTCTGTCTGTGTCGTAATAATAAAGAATGTAAGTGTTATTATTTCGTGTCACTATTTTCTTAATCATAACTTTTCCTTTCTAGTTAAGGGTTGAAAGAGCTTCGAATACTCCCAGGCCCTTTGCGTAGACTTTATCTTGTCTTGCGTATTTAATTATCTCCCCAAACATATTCTTCTTAGGGAGTTGGTTAAATGGTAGGTCAACTATGACTGGAGTGAAATCTTTAAGAACTCCATGACAATAGCTTACGTCCCACATAGGAAAACCGGGGTCGCTTAAAAGCCTAAAGCGTGTTATCTTTAAAAGGCGTTTATCGTCCCAGTCAACGGTTTCTCTATCAATAGAATGATAGTCTTGCCCGTTAGTATTTAAGGGATTTATTTCTTTTACTCCGTACATAAAATTTTTCCTTTCTTGTTATTCTATAAGAATAAACTTTTTTAAACCTAATTAAACAAGTTTAATAACTTTATGTTTAAATATATAAAAAGCCAGTCCAGTTAAGACGCCTCCTGGTACTCCTGGGCCGCATAGCTCTCCCGTATCTTCTCTCCATATATACCAGCCCCCGCATCGATTATAAACTTCTTCGAAAGGTGGTATATATCTTACGTGTTTATTTATTAATGCTTTTCTTACATCAGCAGGCAAAGCGTTAAATTTTTCTCTCACGTTCATAACTTTTTCCTTTCTTGTTATTCTATATTATAAAGAAAGAAGACGCAAAATTATACAAGAGGTTAATTTTTACTGTCGCCCTTTTTCGGTAGATTAGAGGCTTTGTTATTATGCTCCCGTATGGCTTCTTTTATTTTAGGGGCGACAATCTCGTGAACTCTATCAGAGAAGAAGTCTCCCGCATAATTCATATTCACGGTTTGGACAATATCTTTAATCTCCTCTTGAGTAATTTCTATCCATATTGATTTTTGTTTTTTCTTAGGCATTATCTTCTGTCTATTTTATGTCTATTTTCCCACCAATGTTTTGATCTAAATTCGTATTTGTTCTGCTCTTTTCTATCTGTTTTTCTATCAGTTTTTTTAATAAGCTCATCGAGAGGGAGTTGGATATCACCAAGGGAAGTTAGACAGTAAGGGCAAACTAGATTTTTATGATAGACTAACGTCTCACAGTCATCGCAGTATTTTTTAGTAGTCATAACCACTTAGAGAAAATCCATTCTTGTCTACGGAGTTTCTTTCCTTGTTTTTTGATTTCTTTTAAGTGGGTAGTTCTGGCTCTCCCGCTGGATTTGTATCCACGTTTGCCGTCGGGAGCTTTATCACTTAAAGGTCCTAACTCTTTATCCTTTCCTATTCCTTTTCTTGTTGTCATAATTACCTCCTACATTCTAAATAACTCGGGACTCTTGAATTGAAACTCAATGTCATCCATAGTATCTTCTGACCAGTCTAGTTGTTCTTTATAGTGTTCGTCACAATATAAATTATCAGAAACAATATGGCCAGTTATCCATTTTTTTGTAATGCGATTAGTTCCCTTTTTATCGCATCCGCGCAATGTCGTAGATACAGCACATCTATCCCGTCTTTTCATACATTCCCCATTTCTTCGTTATAGGCGTCTATGCCGTGCAGCATTCCTGCTTCGTTAGCACGCTCTTGTTTTTCTTGGGCACGCTCTCTTTGATTTCTCTCATACGTCCATCTTTTCTTCAAGAAAGAGAAATCCTTTTCTGTTAATACTTCAGTCGTTCCATCGGGCTTTGTTAGTTTAAAATGATGGACTTCGTTTTCTTTGCCTCTCTCGTAGACAGTAACTTTTTGTATACTTTTAAATACTATCATAAAATCATCTCCTCGTTTTCTTTATCTAAGCAACAGATTCCTGTCATTAATCGTTCCCTCTTATTTCTACTTAAATAAGGAAACGCCTCTTGAATTGAAGTTCCCGTATTATATTTAAATAAATCGGGCCCTTTAACTGATACTATACTTTTTGATTTACAAGTAGGGCACTGCGTATTAAAGTGATATTCTTGCCCTTTCTCGTCACTAAAAGTTTCTTTATGGGTCCAGCGCATACTGTTTTCCTTTCTTTTTGTATACTTATATATTAATCGACCCTGATTACAAAGTATACCAGTTTATTATTTTTTTGTATATGGGTTATATATCCATATCTCATCTAATAAATAGGCTCCATTTCTTTTCTTTCCATTCAGTTGATAAGTAGGTCCCTTATAGCCATCTTGTTGCATTTTATAATGTCGTATCGATGACTCTCTCATATGCTTTTGAGTTGCCTTAGGAAAGGGTTTTCCTGTCTTAAAATTTTTATGAATTTTTTTATTGAGTTTTTCTAGTATTGTCATTATTTCTTCCTTTCAATTAAATCCCAGCCGATACTTTTACAAATATAAAACTTATCGTTGATTTTAATAACATCGCCCACACTCATTGAAGTATGGCGCACATTAATTTCGTTGTTCTTCATTTTATCTTGAAAAACTTTTTTACCTAAAGGATTCTTTGGATTATCATTAAAAAAATGATATATATCTTCACATAATCCTTTATCTGATTCATAGTAATATGCATTATATATCTCAAAAAAAGACTCATCATTACTATTATAAACCTTGGTATGAGTTTTTTCTAAATCATCTAAATCTAAAAGTCCGCCCCCAACGATAAAATCACGAAAATTTTTATCATTAGAATAATAAACATCAAAATTTTTCATCATTTCTTCCTTTCTCAAATTATGCAAAGGGCTCCCTTATGGAGCCCCTCGCAATCTACGGAGGAAAAAGATACATAATCTATCTTTAACACTTAATAATAATATACTTTAAAACAAAGTAATACAATTATTTTAGAGTAAAGGTAGCTTTCGCTGATTTGCTTTGAGAGCCAGCCTTATCTCTATCTTCTGTAGCGATAAATCCTCGTTCACGGTCCCAATCTAAATCGATGGTTTTACCTCCCGCCTTTAGAAAATCGTTAATCTTCATACTAGATTTGTATAGATTAAATCTTTTCCAGCCAGCACATCCAACTCTTTTTGGATTTTTTGGAGCCAGAACTTGTATTCTCGCATCGCCATCATATTTATATACACCTTGTTTATCGTGTGGTGTATTAACTACTTTGGTCTTTTTAGTGGGTTTTGCCCCACCTACAGCAGGTTGTATATTTTGCATGTTTTCTCCTTTCTGCTATATTCTTATATTATACTAAACTGTAAACAGTTTCGACAAATTCTTTTAAAATTCAGCAAGTATTTTAACTGTGAAACATAAGTATGATAACTCCTATACCTATGATAATAATCCATTGATCCCACGTCATTAATTTTCCTTTCTATATATAGGGACCATTTCATAGTATCCCCGTTATGACTTACTATC